ATATTGTCCTTTCCTTTAAATCAATTTAACAATTTCTGTGTCTATTAAACATTCTGCTGTTTGAAACAATTTCCGTTTCTGTTTCAAATATTTATTTAAATCTTCTTTTGTTGCAAAGCATATATCGCTAAACATTTTTGAAAACAGGTATCCACTACACATAATTGTATTGGTAATATAGTTTAAAGAATATACTTTGGCTGAATATTTCGCATCTATAATCTCTTTACTCTTTGCAACTTTAAAATTATGCATATTTGTTTTTTGTTTGTTAGTTAAATTTATCATTTAAATCCTCTAATCAATTTTAACAATTGGTTTTAATTTATATAAATTATTTCTTCATTGTATTCTAACTCATTCATTGGACAGCATATGTAATCAAAAAATGTATTAGAATCTTTCTCTTTCAATTTAAGACATGCCTCTTGCGCTTTATATTCAGAACTTACGACTCCATAAACATTTTCACTAAGATCTACTATAACAAAAACCATATATTTCTCCTTTCTCAAAGCAAATTGCTCTTTGGTTTTAATATTCTATATCTATGTTCTCTAATACATCGTCACCAGTCGTATATCCAAATACTGAAACAAATTTATTATTTACGAATTTACCAAAGTAATAAGAATAAGAATTACACGCTTCGCTATATTCTACATAAAGAATATTGTTGTTATCTTCTCCAAAATCAACCCAATCACCATATCGTTCAAGTTGATAATAATTATGATCGTAAAACGATTTATCTTTAATATATTTAAGCTTACATCCGATATCTAGTGGAAGTATAATTTCAAATTTAATATTTTGCTGCATTTGTTATTTCCTTTCTAGCTTACAATTAATAAATTAATTGATGTTATGTTTATGCAATATTTCTATGTATAACATTTTGTTCTTCATATTTTATATCAAAGTATTTCTCTACTATATCAGGGTATTTGTTCTCGAATTCTTTTAGGTATCTAACACTCGCACATTCGTACTTTCTTCTTTTTTGTTCAGCATAGCAGTATTCTCTTAAACTTTTCTTTTTAAAAAAACTTGGTTGATTGCACCATCCAGCAATGTTAGTATAAATTCCATAATACGGACTTTTAACATAATCTTTATACCGCATAATATATGGTAAACATTTGTATTTCATGAGAATCTTAATTCTTTCAAACAAATCTACAATATCATTAACCCAAAATTCTTCATCGTACTGGTCTGGATAGTTATGATTGAAAGCGCAGAAAGTATAGAATTTTAACACCTTATCGGTGTGTTTTCTAATAAGTTGCAATTTACGCTCAATTAGTTCTGCGTCTTTGATGTTGTCAAAAGCAAATATGTAATCTCCTATCCACCTTGATTGATTAAATAACACTTCACACTTTTCGTCTGTAAGCAACCTTTCATCACAACCCTGTTTAAACTGAAATCGCTTTCCTGTTGCTTGAAGTGATTCAAATATTAACTTCCAATCTTTACAAGCCAAAATATTATCATCTAACACACAAATAAATTTCCTTGACTTGTCCAAGAATTCTTCTACCGTACTATGTAAATCACACTGCTTATAGTTTTTATTAACACAGAAGCTACATTGGCGTATACAACCTCTTGTTGTAAATCCTATTGAATAATCAGTGTAGTATTCAAGTTCTTTTGGTTTAACTCCTTCGGCTAACTTATCCTTCACCCAATTATCATAAAGAAAATAATCTGGCATATGATGTTCTATTTCTTTTAAAAGTGGTGGGGCTTTATCATAGAAGAATCCTGTTCCACCATATTCAACAATATCAAGTTCAAGTAATCTATCAAATATAGGGGTGTCAGTAAATACTTTACTAATTAAAATCTTGTCATAAATAATATCATCGGAACAATACCATCTAATTTCCTTTTTGCTTTTTCTTTTACTATCCTCATCGTTATATTTGATAGTTGAAGTCTCCATAAAAACCAAATTTTCTAAAACCTCAACATCATCTTTTACAATATGATACTTTGAAAAGAGATTTTTATAATCTGTGATTAATTCAACATCGTTACCAATTTCTTTGTGATATGCAGATAATTTCATACAGGCTAAATTCGGAAATCTGTGATTGGTTTTAACCGCTAAATCTGCGTCAATTATTGCTACTTTAATCTACTTTCGCCCACTTCCTAATCATATTAGAAAATGACTTTGTTTCAGTTAATTCTACTTCCTGAATATTTGCAATTACAACAGGTTTATTTAACGCAAATGTCATTCCGATATCGAATAAACTACCTTGACTATTTTTATCCCAAAAAATATGTACTTCATCAGCTTCAACTATTGCATTTTTATTATCAGTACAAATTCTGTAACCAATAGGATCGTTTTGTTTTGTATCTCTTGCTGGATAATAAACCTGTATTCCTTGTTTTTCTAAATTAGATATATACACTTGCATTTTTATTTTTTGTTCTTCATTTGCATTTCTAACTGGACAAATTAAAAATATTTTCTTCATTTTTTTACTTCCTTTCTTTTACATTTTTGTACATTCGCATTAATGTGATATTTCAGTCTATTTCAAAAATAATTTCACTCTTATAATTAAACTTCTCAATTAAATATTTAAACTTATTTCCCACCCAATTAATAGGACTTTTAATATATTCTATTTATTACACTTCTTTCTTTTATTCATTTTGTTGTTTCGTATCTTAATATTGTTTTATTTTTTTAATATAGACGTTAAATTTGATTATATTTAATTAAATATTTTATCTATTACCGTAGTCAAATATTGACCAGTGAGATTAAACTCTTTATCTTTAAGCATTTTTGTTTTTAAACAATTAATAAAATTCAAAAAATAAATAGAGTCAACTCCTACTAACTGGTCTTCCAGTGTATAAATATTACTAAGATCAAGTTCTGAAATTTGCCATGCTATTTTTACATACTGTCCAGCGTTAATCTGCCAGCCTCTTTTAATAAATTTTCTAGTTCTAACTAGGCTTGCAATCGGATATTTTGAACCTACATAAACAAGCTCTTTATTCATAATGGCTTCAAGTGCTTCTTGTTTCAAAACTACTTGCTTTGTTTCCGATTCCCAATAATTTGTTGTATGTATAAAATCATAATTAGAATGAATTTCTTCAGGCATTCCATAAAACCTAATAATAAGTTGAACCTTATTTGATAAAGTAATTGCATTAGTAGACAAAAATATCGGTTTATATTTTTTGTTTGCTTCTTTATCTAAATCCAATGCTTTTCCGTCAATATTATCTCCGTCACTAAGAGCATCTAAATATGTATTGATATCGTATTCGCTCTGGTCTGCAACACTATCACTATCTTCGGCTATCCCATCAGAGTTAATTATTATTTTAATTCTATCTTCTGGTGTATTGTTGATCATTCCAGATACCTTGAGATATGATTTATTTTTCTTTTTCTCTTCTTTGTCATCAGTTTTAATATATTCCCATTCAGATAGTTGTGAATATTTTATATCTGGATAGTTATAAGCAAAACTATTAAGAGACATTTTATTTTCTTTCCATGCTTTAACATCAGATCCATCAAGAACCCAAGCTATTGCATCTTTGCCTATTTTATTGACTCTATTTTTATTATTCTCATTAAATTCTTTGGTATAATATTCGGCTACCATCTTTGTAACTTCTTTGGTTTTAAAGTAAATATCAAAATCGTTAACATCTTCATTTAATAGCATAGATGTTATGCAACCACCAGTTACAATAACATTATTTTTCAACTGAGATACCAAATATTCATCCTTAATACTGTCCAACCAATCATTTATTTTCTTTGTTATTATTGCATTTATTGTTTTCTTTTTCATATATTTCTCCTATTTTAATTTTAAATTCATTATCAATGTGAAGTTTGATTGTACTTTAATCAAATATTTTAGTTATTACTATTTTGTCCCCTCCATATCTTTCAAAGCTTGTTTAGCTTCGGTCAATGTGAGAAAAACGGTTTTGCCAATATCATCATCCGCAAAGTACATAATCATACCCATACTATCAGATACGCAAACAGCATAACTTAATTTACCTTTTTTAATTTGTATATTGCGATGTTCAATGTGCGTTTCAAACACTTTATTTTCTTTATAAACAGGAATAAATATTTTTGCTCTATCCGTCATCGCTAATTTAATAATTAACCCATCTGCCTCAGCTTTTGCCAACTCTGCAACTTTTTCGATTGTTAAATTATATTGGTCTGACAATATGTTTTTAATTGTTTCAATGCCCTCTTTTGCTGCACTGTTTGCCCATTCGTTTATATTTGGTAATTTAGCCATTATTTTTCCGTCCTTTCGTCAAACTTTATACAAAATTTTCCACCACATTCACAAGGTTCTTTTATTTTATATATCACCCAATTTTCGGTACTCAACGTTGTATCAATAGGAGCTAACTTACCGCATTTATTACATGTTGGTTTTGGTATTTCTATATTTCGTTTCATATTTCTGTCCTTTCTAGTTTGTTCCTATTGATTTATTTTTTTATTACTTATCTTATTTGTTGTGTTTGATTAATTCTTAGTATACCACAAACGAGCACAATGTCAATAGGGTTTTCATAATTAATTTATTTTTTTAATAGTTAAACTGAAACTCCCACAGCTAAAGCATGTGGGGTTCTTGAATATTTAAACTTCCAATATATCTCTAAAGATATAAAGACTGATTTAATTTTTCAAGACTTTCACTAACAAACTTTCTAGTGAAAGCATTAACGTTAGCATTAGGCTCATTTCAAAACCTATATTTATTTTATATTGCTATACTATTAAGATTTTTATTACCTGTTAATCGCTCTACTTCTTTATTATGAAGTATTAAGAAATTTTCAAATCGTTCATTACATTTTTGTTGATTGATTGTTTTTAAATCGTTATTAACATTCATAATGAGAAATGCTGAATACATATCTCTTTGAACTTTGATTCCATTAAAATTATTCCAACGTTGTGATAATTTTTTCTTATTATATGTTTCATCAAAATGATTATATTGACTTGCTTTTACTGAATAAGTATCAATTTTTATTAGTTGCTTATCATAATATTTTAACTTTCTATCAATTATTGTTAATAACATAGCTGGTGCTTTATTAGCAAGTGACTTACCAAATCGTTTCTTTTTCTTAAACTTACCCTTGTCATTCTTTTCAGTTTTCTTTGCGCGTTTTTGTAATCCAGCATAATTCATTGTTTCAACATAAATATTATTACCAAGAGATATTATATAATTAGCAAGTATTTCATGTTGTAGTTTTCTTATATCTGCTTGCTTACGATATAATTCTTTAAGTTGATTTTGCAGTTTTATATAATGATTTGATTTAATCCATATGACTTTTTTATTGCCTTGTTTTCTAATAGTTCCATCAATATTATAATTATTAGGATTCATTGAACGTCTACTTCTATCAAGTTTTCTTAATAATAATCGTTTTTGATTCTCGATATTTTGTACTTTATCAGCTAATTCGTATATTTTTACATCAGTATTACTTGAAATTGCAATAGTTTGAGTACCTATATCTAAACCAACATCACCATTACCAATCCAATGCTTAACTTCACCTGTAGTTTTATCAATCTTCAATGGAGCAATACCTTTAAAAATTATTTGTAAGTAGAATTTATATTTCTTCCTCACAAATTTTCTTACAATTCTACAATAAGAAATATCATTTTGTATAACTTGGCATTCATATGGATTTTTATAATCAATAATAATTGGTATATTTAAGCCGTTCCACAACAATGTATTATCTTTAATTCGTATACCTGTCCCATTAGATTTACCTTCTAATGAATTCAAAGAATTAAATCTTTTGTAATGAATTGATTTACCATTACCAAATAATAATTTATCATAAGCTTTCCATAAATTTGTTGCTATTTTTTGTGCCGTAAAGCTATCAATGTTATCCTTGAAATGTTTCTGCATCTTTTTAACATCAGAATGAAATGAATACTCTGACAATCCGTATTGTTTATACAATTCGTTTAATTGCTTATATAATTCTTGCTTACGCTTTGACTTTATTTTATCTTTTGACTGATAAATTTCTAATAATTCTACTTTGATATTACGATACAATTTTGTTTTAATCATTTCTTTATATCTTTTCTGAGTAACGGTTACTAAAGAATTATATATTTTATGTCCAATTTCAAAACGCTTATTTAAGATATCTTCCTGAAACAATTCAGTTTTCATAGGAAATTGAATAATATAATTGTTCAATGAATATTCACCTCACTTTCAATATCTTGTTTTTTGATTTTCTACGTATTTTTTAATAGTTTCACTACAAACATTACCAGCTGTAGAAACGAAATAACTCCTTGTCCACAAACTAGGCATTTTCTGTAATTCAATAAATTCTTCTCTAAGAATTTTACTTGTACAACCTTTTATCTGTTGCATGATATCCGATGGGTTTTGAGTAGGTAAACAATTTAAAAACATATGAACATGGTCTTTATCACATTCTATCGCTAGAATATTAATATTTAACTCCTCACATATATTATTAACCAATGTTTTAAATCGTTCTTCAACTTTGGATATTAAGAATATTTTTCTTCTATATCTCGGACAAAATACAAAATGATAATTTATTAAAGACACGGTTGTAGTTGTATGTCTATAATTATTTTCCATGGTTAAAGTATAACATAGAATGTGTATGTTATCAATAGTTTTATACACAATTATTTTAATTATTTTGAAAATACAAACGATTTAGAATAAATAGTGCTATTCATCTCACACCTAAAGGAGTGGGCTTTCCGCACTTGACTTGTAATTAAATCATTTCTAAAAATTCATTCTCTGAAATAATCTTAATTCCTAATTCTTTTGCTTTATCTAATTTACTACCACAATTTTCTCCTGCTATAAGATAATCAGTTTTAGAACTTACACTACCTGCTACTTTAGCTCCGAGAGATTCTAATTTGTTCTTTATACTATCACGGGTGAAATTAATCAAACTACCTGTAACAACTACTGTTTTATTTGCAAATGGATTGATTTGTAATTTATCATCTGTATTAACTGACTGTTCTTGCTTTATAAAATTCATAAATATAGTTAAAGGATTCCACCATATACGATTACTATAATCTCTAAAATAATCATGTATACTTTGATTTGCAATATCTCCAAAATCCTCTAAAATAGTAAAATCAAAATTATCTAAATAGGGATCAGCAGCCTTCTCAAATTCAAACCAATCACCTTTAAAATATTTACTAATAGCCTTACTTGCTGTTCTACCAATATTCTGTATTCCTAAACTAACAAGAAAATTCTCCAACTTTACATTTTTACTATTCTCAATCGCAGTCCATAATTTATTGTAAGACTTAACACCAAAACCATCCATTTTAATTAATTCGTCTTTATGAATATATAATCTATAAATATCTGAAAATGTTTCGAGCCAACCTTTATTAATAAATTTTTCAAGAGTTGCTTCAGATAATCCATCTATATTCATTGCTGGTTTTGATACAAAATGAGTGAACATACTAAGCAATTTTCCACTACAATTAGGATTGGTACATATTAATGCTTTACTCTCATTGTCTTGTTTAATTTCAGTTTTTCCACCGCAAACAGGGCAAACATTTGGAATTATAAGATTATCACTGCGAGTTAAATTATCATCAACTTTCGGAATAACCATATTTGCACGATAAACTGTTATAGTGTCTCCTATACCTAATTCAAGATCTTCTATATAACTAATGTTATGTAATGTTGCTCTTGTGGTTAATGCTCCACCAAGGTCTATTTCATCAAATATTGCTACTGGACTAATTATACCTGTCCTTGTTGTATTCCATTCTACTGAACGTAATGTTGTTTCATAAATATCATCTTTCCATTTTAAAGCTATTCTACAACTTTCATGATGTTCAGTAGCACCCAAAGATTTTGAATATGTAATATCATCAAGTTCAAAAATTAATCCGTCTACAGGATATTTATAATATTCAGGTTGCATTGTTTCTACAATATCGTCAATTTTACCCTTTGCACGTCCTACTACTTCTATTCCCATATTTTGAATTAGTTCTAATGTATTCCACTTACTATTACTTCCTAAATCTGTAATACATTCAAAAGTTATAAATTCAAGATTTCTTTCTTTAGTAATATTGCTGTCTAAATTGCGTAAACTTCCACCTGCAAGATTACGAGGATGAGTATACTTATCATTTAATTTTTCATTAATCTTATAGAAATTATCCCAAGATATAACACATTCACCACGAAGCTCAAGATTTTTGCTATAAGGAATTTGTAATGGCAAATTAATAATCATTTTTGCTTGTTCTGTTACATCTTCGCCTTCGACACCCGTCCCTCTTGTAATAGCTTGAAAAAATTCTCCATTTTTATATTTTACAATAAGAGTACAACCGTCTAATTTATATGATCCATAGAAATCATTGTTTCCTACAAATTTTTTAACTATATCTAAATCTTTTGTCTTAGCAGCAGATAACATAGGTTTAGAATGTTGCACCTTATTAAGTCCGTCTAATATATAACCTTGTACTTTTTGAGTTGGAGAATTTGCCATTATAATACCAGTTAATTTTTCTAATTCTACAAGCTGATCATAAAGTTTATCATATTTTTTATCACTCATAATTGGATCATCATCACGATAATAAGCAATTGAAGCATTGTTAAGTTCTATGATTAAGCTTTTCATATCTTCTATTTTGTTTATATTAATCTCTCCTATATTTATATTTATATTAACTCTAGCTCTTTTAATATTTCTCTACCATATTTTTCACGTATATTATTAGTTAATTCATGATATTTTCTCATATAACAATCAGAATTCTTTTTAGCAATATTAAGTTGTCTACTTATAGATTCTATCAAAATCAAATCATTGCTTCTCATTTGTTTATCCGCTTCTCTATAAAGAGATCGAATCATAGAATCTTTTAAAATTTGTTCATCAACTTTAAGTTCTTGATGTTTTGATCTCTTTTCACAACTGCCTCCAATATAAACACCAATGTTTGATGGTATCTCGTCTTTTACTTGTTCATATAATTCATTCGGCATTACATAGTAATTAAAATTACCAATAAAAGTGTTTTTTGCTTTACTATGAAAATCAGATTTTGATATTTTAATTTCATAACAACGCCAAACTCCATGCGTATCGTATGTCATGTAATCAACTCGTTCTTTACCAAACCAACCTATTGTCACTTCTAAACAACCAAATACACCCTGTTTGCTTGTAGCTTTCCATATTTGTTTTTCAAGTTGTAAAGTTGTTTCAGTTTTTGCTATGTAATTTCACCTCTTTTCTATCAAATCAGTTGAGTCTTTTATTTTACTTTAATATTACGATGCTATATTATCTAACATTTCAACTAAAAATGTATTTTTATCAGAAATTCCGCTTTCATGGATAGCTTCATTAATTGCTCCACCTTGACCAACAATAACGGCAATCTGTTCTGCTCTAGTAATCATTGTATATAACAATTCTTTTGTTCTCATATCTGGTGGAGTTGAATAGTCAAGTACACCAATAATTACTTTAGCTGACGATCCTTGAAACTTATGTACTGTTGACGCATATCCTAATATAATACTCTTCCGCAACTCTGATAATGGAAAGATAACCTTGCGTTTTACAATTGGAAAATATATCAATGCGGACTCTTTATAAATATCAATTTCTTTTAATATACCTGTCCACCCATTAAATACTTCAACAATATTATCATCAACATCAAATAACTTATAATTATTTTTTATACACATTACCTTATCACCCTCACGCAATACAAAAGAAAATTTTTCTGCATTAATTTGCAATTCTTTTTTATCCAGAAGTTGTTGCGGATTTAATAATTCTTGGATTGCTAAGTTTAAATTATATACACTTGCTTCTCCACGCTCCTTAACAGGTGCTAGAATTTGAATATCCATAATATCTTGTACGATTTCATTATCATACCATTTTTTAAATTGTTCTATTGTCTTGTATTTTATTTGCTGGCGATCTGAATTAATTTCAAAATACATGTCTTGCAATTCTCCAACTATCAATTCGCCATCAAAACTCTTCTCAAATATTTCTTGTTTACTCCTAATAGATTTTGAAGCAAGAATAATTCCAGATTTTTGTGCTTGTCTGTGAATTTCGGTTAATTCAACAGTTGGAATAAACGGAGATAAATATAAATCATGAGCTAGATTCATACATCCTATACTTTCAAGTTGTCCCATATCACCCAAGATAATTAATTTTGCACCATCTGGTATAGCTTTTAGTAATGATAAAAATATCTCACCTCCAACCAATGATATTTCATCAAGAATAATTATGTCATATGGCAGTGTATTATTTTCATTAAATTCAAAACCAAGTGCTGGATTATAACCTAATAATCTATGTATGGTATATCCTTCTTTGCCAGTGACTTCTTGTAATCTTGCTGATGCTTTTCCAGCCAATGCTGTCTGTGCAAATGAATAATCACCTAATGCTTCAAGAATACCCGATACCAACGAACTTTTACCTACCCCTGCACCTCCAGTAATGAAACAAACTTGATTATCTAATCCTAATTTAATACCACTTTTTTGACCTTCTACAAATTTCCACCCTTGCTTATTTTCTTGTTCTGCGATTATATCTTCCCAATTATCATATTTAAACTTGTTTGGTGCATCTAACAATCTCTTTAAATTTTGGGCTATTTTATTTTCTAATTCCCAATACTTATTTAAATACACTTTACGTTTTGATTTAGCTTCGTTTGCATCAAGAAAAATTATGTTTTCTTTTTGCAATTCATCAATTGCAGTCCCAATATTATTTCCTATAATATTATCATCTTCATCTGTATATACTTCTAATATGTTATCTTTTCCATCAAACTCATCGTAAATATAACTCATCAGTACACCAGATATAATGTATGAATTTCCGTTCTCTCCTAAGTTTGTTAAAAGATAATTAATGAACCCTTTAATCCTTTCAGGAGATGTAGGACTCATTCCCTGATTCAAAGCAATTTTATCAGCCGTTTTAAACCCAATACCATCAATATCAAAACTTAATTGATACGGATTCTCTTTAACAATTTTAATTACCTTATTAGGATTATTATATTGTTTAATAAGTTTTTGTATAAAATTTGGTGTTAATCCAAGTCCGTCTAGTTCAATATAAACATTGCAATTATCTTTACAATCTTCAAATCTTTGAATTATGCAGTTAGCAATATAATCTCCTATACCATGTACTTTTTTTAGTGATTGAACATCATGTTCCTGCATAATTTTTAAGGGGTTATCAAAGATTTTGTACATTTCTATAATTTGTCCTTCTGTGAGAAAGGTAGAAAGGAATGCTTTTTGATGTCCTATACTTGCTAAATTTAATAGTTCACCAATAAAAATCAGTTGATACTGCTTACCATATTTTTCGTGTTCTATTTCTTTTGCAAGAATTGTGTAGTCCTTATTAGTGTCAATTTCTTCTTCGTAATTCCCTGTGACAGTAATAATATCATTTTTATCTGTTTCTACTTCTCCTTCAATTATAGATAATATATTCCATTTTACTATCCCGAAATTATTATCTTCCTTCCCTAAAATTGCAGGGAATCGAGGATATATTGTATATGCATGACGAGCTTGAACCTTTATTATATCATCAGTCATTTTCTTCACTTCCTATTCTATCAGATTGCAATTTTAAATTGCCTTCAATATCTATATCAGTAATTAATTGTAATGTGTGTCTATAAGCAGAATCTATATATTTTTTAGGTATAAACTGATCTTCACGTCTATATCCAGTAACTAATATTTTACTTCCTCTTGTGAACCATGATTTTTCTAAAACTGACTTTTTACCATCTTCATCAATCTTTGAAATTTGCTTGTCGTAAAAACTAAATTGTCCTTTATATAATTTAACAATTGTAACGCCCGTGGGAGTCAATAATGTTACTGTGTGCTTGTTTTTATCTTTATCTAAAACCGTACCACATACTCTATCTAATTTAAAACGGGGTTTTGTCTGACCTCTATATGTAAATGTTCCGTTTATAATTGGTATTTCAGGAAGTTCAGAGAAGTCTACAATTAAATATTCGTCTTTTTTAACGTGAGCCAGTTCGTGATCGTGATAATAAAAACTTAATGAGTCCATTTCCCATTTTGAAATAGTGCCGTCAACATTTTCATTCCATGTGTCGGCAAAACGTTTTTCATTAATAGCATCTAATATATTTTTATTATCAAAAACATTCTCCTTAATAGGTTTAAATATTTTTTTAATTTCTCTTTCTAAACTGCCTTTCTTTACTATTAAATAGCCTTCGTTATCATAATAATAATCTTTATCTTCTGTCATGTTAGTCTCAAACACATCATAAAAATATGGCTCTGCAAGCTGTCTATCTAGTTTATAAAAAGAAGTATTATCACTTTTGCCTTCTTGCTTAACGAAATATTTCTTACGATACAAATATTTTCTAAAATTATAAATTCTGTACTCGTATTTTATTTGCTCATCCGTAAGCAATCCTAGTTCTGCAATGACAGGCATATTATCAAATGATAAAGAAGATAGTGGTTTTGAAATACTTCTAATAAACATCTTCATAATATCAACTCTGTCCATGTTCATTAACTCGTCAAATGCTCCTGCCTTAATAAGTGTTATTACTGAGTTGTCTCCAAATTTATTTCCTTCTTCCTCTGATTTGTATACTTGCATTTTTTTTAAGAAATCATCAAAGTTTGAATACGGTTGGTTAGCTATGATTGCTGAAGCAATATCATCACCTATTCCGCAGATCCCTTTTAATCCAAATACAATCCTGTTATTTTGCACGTCTGGGAAGAATCCAAACTTTGCTATATTAATATCAGGCAATACAATATTAATATTTTTTCTTTGCATATCACCAATTGCTTTTGCAATCTTGCCATAATTCGTAGTTTTTTTTGTTTCTGAATCTTCATCGTCTGCTCCTGCATTGACGGTTAAACAAGCCGTGTCCCAATAAATAGGTGAGTATTGTTCATAAAGAATAACTTCTTGTAAGGCAATAAACGTATAGGCTATACAATGCAATATACTAAAAGAATAACCTTTCTGTCTCTTTACTTGAACATCCCATATGTACCTCAATGTATTAACATTTACATTATTTGCTTTACCTTTATCATAAAATATCTGCTCAATTTCTTTAAATGCTTTCTCTGATTTTTTGGCAACTGCTTTTCTTAGTCCGTGAGATTCTTTTACAGTAAAATCAGTTAATTCAGGTATTCTTACCAAAGACATAATAGATTCCTGTGTATCAGCAACAAACTTATATGCTTTTAATACCTTTTCAAGTATTTTTTGATCTGATTTTGGCACGTGATATTTGTCCATTTCTCCATATGCTTTACTAATATCCTTTTTATATTTAACATATGTATCTGTCGGTGATTCTGTTGCGTCTGGTTGCTGTTGTAGTCTCATAATAGAGTTGGTCTGTGCTAACTCAATCATGCTTGTAGGCTTGATTTTACATAGGGTAGAGACTGATATACTAGTATCAAATTGAAACAAATCAACAACTTGATTATTACCTATTAGATCCCATGTTTTAGGAATATCGTAATTAATTTTCATAGGATCAAGATATTTGTAATATGTTTGCTTTAATGTCAATTCGGGTTTAATCAATCCGTCTGCCATTACAAATTCTAGTGTTTTACGAATTTTAGTTAGTGCTTTTGTTGTAAGAAGATCATACTTAATCAATCCAAAGTCTTCACTGTCATGTAAATCCCACTGTGATGTTCTTACCATTTTTGAACTTCTCATAATAGCATTGTATTTATAAACATCATCATTAACAAGGAATACACCAGAAGCATGAACACCCCTATTAATAATCAAACCTTCAATCATCAATGCCATATCAAGTAATCCATTAAATTTATCTACTTCATTAATAAATTCTCTAACAGGTGCTCTGCCCTTTTCGATATTTCCCTCATAAACATCTTTTATGTCCCAATTAAAACCTCGCTCAACTGGAATCATATTTGATATCATTTGTGCTTCGTCTGTGTCAATATTCAAGCCTCTACAAGCAGTTTGTATAGCAGATTTAGATGATAATGTGCTATATGTACAGCAGTTAATAACATCGCCATTTAACTGCTCAAAGTAATCCTTTATAGCTTGAAATACTTGATTTCTTCTATCGCTTTGAGTATCAATATCAATATCAGAAATTTCAGGACGTTGTTCATCAATGAAACGATAAAATGGCATTTCAACAGGCATTTTAAGTGGATTGATTTGGGTCACACCAAGCAAATATGTAATTATACTAGATACGGCACTGCCTCTACCAACACCAACAATGCTATCTCCTTCGTTCCACATAATTTCAATAATTTTAGCAACAGTTATAAAATAAGAGTGTAATCTATCTTCGATTTGTTCTGACACTTTCCAGAAGTGATAAAGTTCTGTTTCTAATCGATCAAAAGTTTCTATATAATCTTCTTCGATAATTAATTCTTTAATTCCCTTTTGCAATAAATACATTAAATATCTATCATCTTCAAATACTGAACCTATAGTTTTTTGAATATATTCTTTTTGTGGAAATAATGACTTGTCAAATTTATATTGCCAATCTGTTTCAAATTTAATTTTAGGGATAACCTGTTTTTTACTAAAGATAAATCTCTCAGCTCGTTCACCTATAATATCTGTATTATTAATTGCTGTATCAATTTGTTCCTTAGTCCAAAATGGCTTAAAATAATCTCTTACTTCTTCTTCTCTCATAAGATAAGCAGTCGCATAAAAAGAGTCTACTTCTCTTTCTTGTCCATTATCATCACTGTTAAGAAAAGAGCCATGAACTTTAAGTAAATCTTTTCTAAGGTAGTGAGCATCGGTAGTAATAATATAAGGAACATTATACTTATTAGACAGTTCTATAACATAGTTGTTTACAGTCCATTGTTCTTTATTATCTGAATAAGCTGGTTGACACTCTAAATAGAAATTTCCTTCTCCAAATGTCCCTATTCCCCATTTAATAAAATAATCAATATTTTTATCTCTATCATAATTATTATTAAGCTGTCTATCTACAATCCATTTATCCAATGAGCTGCCAAGACAAGCAGTACTACCAACTACGTGTCCTTTATTACTACCAATGATATCAGTTACATCTTCCATTAAGGTGGGTGTTCTTACCAATCCTCTTTGCACATAAGCACTTTCCCAAGCCAGTGTAGATAGTTGTCGAATCTGTTCGTTACCAATAAGATCTAATCCTATGAGAAGAAAATGAGGATAATACATTGTCGCACTGTCATAGTTTTCTTTTAATTCGTTAGCTTGGGACGAACTAACTAGATATATTTCATTACCTAGTAGTGTGGAATAATCATATTGCTTTTCTAGTTTTTTTGCTTTTATAAACGAACCGCATATTTCATGGTCTGTTATACAGCAACCTTTTAATCCATATTCTTTTGATTTAGTAATTAAATTTTCGAGTTTGATTGAAGAATCAGCAAACCCCCTACTTGCGTTACTATATTCAGTGTGACAATGTAATGTATACAAATATATATTATCCTTTCCTTTTAAAATAAGAAGTCATCATCAATAGTCTTCTTACCATTATTTTGTTTCAGTTCCTCTGAATAAAACTTATTAATCCTAACCTGTGGATATTTATTTCCTTCGTAAAAATTTAAAGTAAAATTGCCAATTACCGTCATATGTAATTTTTTATTATTAATACCCAACATGTGTCTATCTGTTAATGTCATATTGTCATAATCATCTTTTAAGCAATATTTTTTTATATAATCTATTCCGTTATAATTAAACTTAATAAATCCATTATTTTCACCATACCCCGTGATCTCTTTAGCAGGAATATTAATATCAGTAATTACAAATACAGGCTCGTCTACTTTATTACCCCATATTTCATAAGCGTTTGCTACTTCTTGAACCATTTTCTCAGTTAATTGATTTGCATTGATTTCATAGTCAACTGGATATATAGTGATTAAATCTTCAGGTTTAATTAACTCATTACACTTTTCTGAAACTAAATCAACTTTGTCTTTGTCTATTTCAATTCCAAATGCAGAAGCATGTCCAGCACACTTGTTAAATAATTCTGTACTTAATAAAAACTCTCTAAAGTCTTTTATTTTACACTTGTCATATCCTCTGCCTGAACCACCAAATATATTAGGATTGTTATATATCTGCTTTAAAATAACAACAGGTCTTCTATATTTCTCTGTTAATTTATTAGCTACTAATCCACCTGCTGTACTTTTCGTTAATATTTCAGTACCGTCAACTATAATTACACTATTCTTATTTAACTGCTTGGTTTCAATTACTTCGTCAATTTCTTTCATAAACTTACGTACTTCTGTATCTTGTCGGCTTTTAACATTTCCTGCTACTCTCGCCATTGTTTTTTGAAGAGAATGTATCTCTATAGGAGGAATGGGATCGAATTTAGTTTTTCTTTTTGGTTGATATTCTCGATCTTCTTTTTCTTGACATAAAGCTCTAAACAAATCCTTTTGTTCATCTGGTTTACCGTACCTCACAACACCATTTAATTTAGGAGCTAAAACCCATCCATAATTATGAATCGTATGTCCCATTTTCATATCTTCTTCAAAATGTTCAACTAATGCTTTAATAAAGCTATTTTTACGGTTTTTCTCTTTTAATCCTTCTAAAGTGTAATAGCGAGTTTCTAAATTTCGCATATCCATAGAGTCTGCTATCATACCTAGTGCAACTAAATCCAAAAACTGATTGCAATATCTTTTATCAATATTATGTTTCTCACAATATGCCAAGCAGAATTTATGAACCACGCCTACACCAGAAAGGGTTGGGTTTGGATAGCTATCATCCATACAATTAATATTTATTGTGTATTTATATATATCACTATCAATTTCATGATGATCTAACACTAGAATGGGTACATCCATAACTTCATTGATTCTACTACATTCTTTAATAGAATCTGTTCCAGAACCTGCGTCTGGTATAATAATTAAAGCTAAATCTTCAATATCTTTTACTTCGTCATATAAAATACCATGCTCTTTTTCGTAATTCATATTATATATAATTTCTGTGTCAGGTGCGATAGATTCAATAAATTGTCGTATATATGCTGCTGACGTTAATCCATCTACATCTGCATCTGGCTTTATAAAAATCTTTTTATGTAAGCTGTTGTGAAACAGTTCAATTCCTTCATTGATATTTTTGAATAAAAATGGATCGTATGTGTCTTTTATGTTTACATTGAGAAAAGATTTTATATTTTCAACACCGTTTTGTGTTAATACAGTATCTAAAAAATCAATCTCTCTACTAAAATTATATTTATGTTTTGTTTCCCAGTTCAGTTGCTCCAACCTATATTATTCTTCCTCTCTGTTTGTAGTTATTTCTACTTTGTTTTTCATTAAAAATTCCAGTGTTTCTTTTCCTCTGTCTAACGGACTATCTTTTATATTTAGTTTATTAAATGTATCCCACAAAACATATGTTCTACAATACGGAGTAAATTTGTATGCCAAAGAATATATCCGATTTAAATATCTTTTAAATTTTTTATATTCAGAATCATTTTCATCACTGTTAATAAAATCAAGAACATTAAAGTCTTTATCGAAACCAAGTATTACTTCATTCACTCCCAATGTTAATAATGTATCTCTATGCCAATTAGAAATATTAAAACCACACGTTGCAATTACAAATGCATTTTCTCCATAGTATTCATGCGCTAACATGACACTTTTTTCTGATTCTACAATTACCACTTTTTTATGCTTTTGAATTGCCAGTTTATGTTGAAACATTCCATAAAAATTCATATTTAAAGAGTGGGTATAAACAATACCCTCTAGAATCTCAGGCATATACTTATTGTTTTTATCTTTTTCTTGTAAGCTACGTCTTCTAATCCCTACTATCTTTCCATCTATATTAGTATGAGGTATGATAATATGTTTTTCTAATTCATACCATCGAATCCCAAAATATTGCATTGTGGAAACAGAAATTCCTTCCTCTATCCAACCTGAATAAAAAACATCATCTTCAAAATAATTCAGAATGTTAAGGTTCTCGATAGGTTGCAATTGACATAAGAATGTTGACTCTTTATTTCGGATTGATATATACTGTTGAATCTCGTTCAATTCTTTATATGAATTACATACTGAAATACTCTTATTTAAACCATGTCTTCCATTAATGCCTAGTTCATTTGCTACAATTTGCAATGAGGATGGAAAAGAACAATGCTCAACTTGCATTATCAATGAAAAGATACTCATATTGCCGCAATTCGTATAACAATAAAATGATTTTGATTCCTTGAAATAACATAATTTATGACTGTTTCCACCATGACAAATAGTTGTAAACCAAATTTCCTTTTTCCCTGCGTTTTTAAATGGCTGCACACCTAGTTTATACATTATATTGAGAACATTTTGCTCTGTTAATTGTTCTATTAGATATTCCTTATCTAGCAAAATGTCACCTCATCAAAATTCTAATTCCTCTGATTTTTTAGTGTATTCTATTTTATCAACAGGTATTTTTATTGGCTGATTAGTTACAAACTCATTTTCGTCAATATCGATATATGTTTTTTCAATATCTGTTATTAAGTGATAATCATAATCTGTTACAAATAAATCATGTGTTCTCATAGTTCCATAGTCGATATACAACCATACTTTGATTTTGGTATATTTACCTCCTCGGTTTTTATAAATTGAATACACAAGATTTGGCGATGGTTTATTTAACATTTCCCTTAAAATGGATTCTATTTTTTTCATTTCTTTTGTTGATGGAGGCATTGCAATCAAACCACCGTCAGCTTTATTTAAGATTGCTTTTGCTCCAGCAACAATAGATTGGTCTCTATTACTGTCATCTTTCGCATCTGTAGTTACCTGAGTACAAGATTCAAGCGAAATATTATATTTTCTTGCCATAGCTTTTAAATCTGTGGATAAGGACGCTAATACTTGATCTTCCCTTGTAGTCATTTTAGCTTTAGATTTTGAGGCAAATTCACTTATTAGCTCAACAGTTGCGTGGATATAATCAAACCATACGTACTCAATATTGTGTTTAATTTTATGCTCTTCAATAACATCTTCTAACATGCTAATATCATATTGAGGTACATACTCAAGCCATATATTTCCTTCTTCTTCTAATATGCGAATAGCTTCATCAACACGTTCTTCTTCACCATCCTCATACATATTAAACTCAATGTGATCTTGCGGAACATCAGCCATATAAGCCCATAAAATAGGGTCTATTTCTTCTAATAGTTCCATCTCTGTGCCTATGTATAAAGCTCCATTGTGTGTGCCATTAGGATTTTTCATCCACGATTTTAATTTTTTATCATAATAATATGGAGCGCAAGAATAACAAATATCAGCTATAGACGTTCTGGTTTTTCCTATTCCTGAACCAGCCGATTTTACAATGAATTTTCTTTTTCTCAATCCATGAAATATTGTTGTGAGATAAGCACTAGAATATCCTATACCCCATGCAGTATCTTTCTTCCATAACTCTTTTTGTTCATGACCACCTGTACCTGCTTTTTTGGAATCTCTGCCTTCGGACAATATAAATGGTGCGGTTACTTCTAAATGTTTCTTTTTAAAATGATTCACAATATCTTGTATTGAATCGTTATCTAATAATTTTCTTTGACTTTCAATAGTTACTGGTTCTATTTCATTTGGATCAAAATAATCAGAAACATCTATGCCATATTCAACATATCTTCTCAGTAGAGAAAACTTTTTTAATTGTTCATAGTAATACTTAACATTGGTTGTCAGTGCAAGCTGTTGTATATTTAATAAAAATTCGATACCTTGATTTTTTTGAAAAGCTTGATATTGTGTCTCATAATGTGACAGATATTCATCAATTGCAACTGCATCAATTGTTTCCGCACCGTTTTTATATAGATTGTTAATTGCAGCAAAAATTAATTTATGAAAAGTTTCTGGAAAATCAGCAGGTGAGGTCTTATATTCTCTTAATAATGTGGGCTGTTGAAGAAAACATCCTAATACTTCTCGTATTGCTTGTTTATTTACATACTCTGTTAATTGTTTTTTACTCATAAGCTATCATTCTTCGCCTCCCAACAGTGAAATATCTATATCAACAATCTCCTTATACTTCTCGTTTTTGGATTTATCCTGTTCGTTTATATGAATAGTCTTATTTTTTTCAATATCATCAATATTAAAACCTTGCATACTGTCTTTTACTGCTTTTTTCTCTGCATAAAATCTTTTTGCCTCGTCATACATAAAAGGCACGATGCCTATACCCATTCCCTCTTCAGGTTCTTCTTCTTCTTTTATACAGTAAAAGTAGTTTAGTGTAGCTTTCATGCCTCCATATGTATATTTAAACTGATCTTTAAATTCTTTAATCTGTTTAAGTATCCAACCATTCGGAACTTCTAAATTATATATATCGCAAATATAATCAATTAAAGATTTATAATCTTCGCTTTCCTTTTTTTTATTTTCATAACATATAGGGCAGTAATACTTCTGATTATAAAACACGGTTACTTCTTTATCATTAAAAGATCCGCACACAGGACATTTTAGTTTCCTACTCATTTATAATTACGCAATCCTCCTAACACGCTAGGGGGAAGTTTTATTGTCTTCCCCCTAGCGTATCGCTTCAAATATTATCCTAAAATAATACCTTCTTGTCGAACGATATCGTTTAAATCATCTAAAATAAGACTAAGTAACTCAATTTGTGTAGCGTTACAATCTCTTACTAATTTACCTTTACCTAAGTGTTTATTTATTACGGATGAATATTTCTCAGACATATTAGCATCATTAAGAGCTACGGCAATCTGACGAATGTCGGCAATAACAGTATCAAAGTCTTTTATTGATGTTTGGTCTTCATAAACTGTTGTTGGCTTATCTGTTACCTTTGCACCTTCAACCTCTAACTTATCAATTGCTTGTGCCATATCATTTAACAATGCCTCGTATGTAAATGGAATTTTTTCGGACATATATTTATTTCGTGAACCTGCTTCAAGAAATTTATTTCCACGCATATATAGCGTCATATTCGTTGATCCGTCTTCGTTAAATTCAGAAGTTGAATAAGCAATTACATCCACTAATCTTGCAAGAACCTTTAGTCCACGTTTATCAACTGTGGGCTGCGTTCTATCATATTTTTCACCGTTCTCTTTGATTTGTCTTGTTTCACTATGAGAAATAACAACAAGAGTATATCCAGCTTTAACAATTTCCTGAAAGAATGTATCAAACTCTTTTTCTACAGCTTTATAACCTCGCTTAGACTCAGTTTCATCAAGGTACTCAACACCTTCTTTTGCAAGAATGTGTGATTCACAAAGATCATATGCAATGTCAGCGGTATCAGCAATTACTGTTTTGAAAACTGTTTCTTTCTTATCGCCCTTATTGACACTCTCCACATCAGAAAGTAACTGTTTTTTTACTTTTAGAGCTTCTGACCACTTATTAATTGGCTGTGCAATAACACCTGACAGCATGTTATAACCTTTTTCAAATGCGAGTAAAATCGGCTTTGGAAACTTAACTGCGTTACTCGTTTTTCCACTTTTTTTATCTCCAAAAATTAGAAAGGATTTACCACTTAAATCCCTACTAATCACGCTTGGTTGAATTGCAAAAATATCAATGTCTAATGCCATTAAATTGACTCCTTATTTATTTATTTATTTATTTATTGTTAATAATTTTATATTAAAATACCATCTCATCATCTGATATTGGTGTAGGTTTGGTCTTTCTAACAGTCTTATTGCCTGTACTATTAAGACCATTTCTAACGTCCTTCTTCCCACTACCCTGATATCCTTTTTCAACTAGTTCGTTCAGCTTTGCCTTTCTTTCAGAGAGAGCAATTTTAATTGCTTCTTTACTAATACCATTAGGATCGTCTTCATCTACCGCTGGACTCGCACCCGTTACGACCATTTCAAGATAAGACTTTCCATCTGTCTCACGTTGCAAACCCAAACCACCAGTTTTCTTAGGTTTTGGATCACTTTTGTTTGGTATAAAATCCACGTAAAAAATAGCACTTTGACCAACTTCATATCCATTTATAAAATCGTCATGAAGTTCTTTTGGAACAATAATACTTTTCACAGGAACAATATTGCCAAAGAAGTCAGCCGTGATAAGATTTATTCTCAAACGACCAGTTTCAGTTTTATCTTCGCCTTTTGTCTCTTCAACAATTGACTGAATATATCCTTCAATATCAGCCGTTCCTGTAAACCCCTTGTCAACGTCAAAGTCGTTAAAGAACTTACTGTTGATAACCTGCCCTTCGATTAATTTATCATCGGAATTTATATAATCATTAGGTTCAAGAGAACCTTGTAATTCTACACATGTTGCTTCATCAAAACCCACTTGTGCAATTGATTTAGCGGAATTTGCCCATTTCAAGGTTGGAGCATATAATTTATTTTCTCCTCCTTTAGATTTTTCCTGCTGCACATAAGTTTCAAACTTACGAGTGTGTACTTTATCATTGCCAAACTGAATTGCTCCCTTAATACTGACATAAGGAATACTTTTTTCTTTTGTCGCACCTGTCTTAACTTCAATTTCTGCTAATTTGCCTGACAATCTAACTTCATTAATTAGTTCTTTAATTTTATCGTTCATTAATTAACTCATTCTCCTTTTATTTTTTTACTGTTATCTTATATTTTATTCTGTTGTATATTTCTAAACGATTACTCTAAAAACTTAAATATGACATCAAATCCTAGTTTACTTGTAATCGAGACTTGAAGTAAAATCTATGTAAATTATATATAAACAGTATCCACTGATTATTGAATTAATCTACAAAACTCTTTCCGCATTTATCACATCCACTAGGATGAAACCAAGTCCATTGTATATGTGGTTGAGAACAATGACAACAAACCGCTTGCTTGGGTTCTATCTTTTCTATGTGTCCACATTTTTTGCATATCATTTCATGATTTTTATAATCATATTCTGTTTCATATGTATGGCATTTTTCACATTCAAACATTTATGTATATATTGCCAAAGATTTTAGACGCAACATCGAAGGCATCATAAATTTTATAATCATTGTTGTATTTTTCTTCTAATTTAACAAGTTCTTTACGCTTTTCTAAAATTTCTTTCCAACAATTATCTTTTTCCTGATTAAGTTTTTCTTGTTTACTCCGTTCAATTTTACACTTTTCTTCGCAACTTCTCGCTTCCTCAGATGTATTTTTAATTTTCCCACAAACCTCACATACAAATTTCAATTAACATTATCCTTTCTTTTTTAAATCATTTTTTTAGCATATATTTATATATAATCAGTGTTTGTTGCCCACTGTATTAGCTTGAATTATATCCTTTGAATTACTTTCATTGGCTAGAATATTTAGCATCATCGCTTTAAATCCATCGCTTGAACCTTTCCACAAATCAAGTAATTCTTTCTTAAAATCTTTCATTACATACATTTCTGTTTTCATTTTTCACTAACTTTCTATTTAATATTCGACTAAGTTTTCGTATATTTTTGTATTCTTTATACTATACTGTTATTAATAAATATTGTTAGGAGTTGATTAATAACATGCCAAGGGGTAAAAAAGCAATTATAAACTATGATGAAGAGATCGGAATACTTGAAAAGCGAATTACTCATTACAAAGATTCCATTGTTGAATTACAAGAACAAAAGAAATTACTTTTAGATGAAAAAGAGAAAAGTGAAATGTCTGCGCTATATCAAGCAATTAAAGAATCAGGTAAAACACCTTCAGAGTTTTTAGCAGCATTATCTTTGTCACAAGAAGATCAACAAGTATCAGCTTAATCCATAAGGCTCACTACGGTGAGCTTTATTTTTTTGTTATAAGTTCTATGTATTATTTATCGCCATTTTTACTACAAAGACATAAACATATTATCGTAATTCCCACTACTACACCAAATACAAAACTTAATATATAACCGTGTGATATCTGTACAAACTCAATCATTATTAGTATCCTCGGACATCATATTGTCTGTGAATCGTATTTCATCCGTTGAAACTACGAGACATTTTCCGTCTTCTAATTCTACTATTGCATCACCATCATGCGTCCATTCATGAAATAATGCATTTATATCTTCATCACGTATATACATAACATGTATAACACAATGTCTAAGACTTTTTTGTATTATCAATTATTTTCTCCTCTCTAATCCAATGAAATGAAATATGGGATTGATGTTAATTTAACCCTGATATTTGTTAAATAGTTCACCCATTGTAATATTATTCAATATTGCAATTTCAACTGCAATTGCACAAACATTTTTTTCTGTACTAGCTCCCCATTGGTTACAACAATATTCTGTAAAAGTTTTATAAATACATTTTTCGCTAAAATAATCTTTGAATAGTTGATTTCTTGCTTCTTCTTCATTTTTAAATTCTGAAATATAATCTTTTTCAAGATAATCTTCGATATATTGTTCAATGCGTTTTTCATCATAATATACTGTAATATCATTATTATTTATTTTGATTTTACAAATAGGATTTCCCAGAATGTTTGAGCCATCAGACGATCTCCACCATCCCCAATCATCTTTCCAGTCTTTTTCTTCAATATTACATATCTTTTCAAAATCTTCATCTGACAATTCCCATACTTGAGTGAAATCTGTATTATTATGTTTAGATTGAAATGTTTTATTAGCTTTAATATTTAATTCTTTAAATGCTAAATCAAGTTCCCCGCCTAATATTTCTTTCATTTGCTATTCTCCTTTAATTTTTATTTAATAAAATATGAATTACCGTTATTTTAATTTTTTATACATCAATAACAAAACTGCCATTATAGACTCATTATTTGTTAATTTCTTTTCTGTCAATTGATTAATTTCATCTTCTGCTTTTTTATTGAAAACAAAATCTTTCAATGCAATCGTAAGAAATTTAAAAACAAGAAAAATCAAGGTGAGCCAACCAATATTATTATAGGATATCGATGTTAATCCTGCAATTTTCAAAGCCCATAGAAACCAAGCTATATTTAACATTTTTTACTCCTTTCTTATATCTTCAATTGTAGAATTCATTATATTTCATTCCATTGTTCAGCTATTTCATCAAGTAAATCCCAATCAATGTTATTTGTTCTTCTTAATGTACCATCAATATTCCTTACCGAAACTCCAACTTTTATCAATGATACGCAAAGACTATTTGTATCAAGACCAATTTCTTTAGTAAAATCTACATCATTTTTATATAAATAATAATACGAATTGTTAGTCTTACTAATATAACTGTCTAATAATTTTTGTTCTTTTTTATTAAAATAATATGTATTAATAAGTTTTTGTCTGTATTTCAATTCTCTATTTGAAAGTATAAATCATCATTCCTTCCCTCTAATTAATTGTAGTGTTATTGTATTATTCACCCATATTTAATACTATTTTCTTAGTAAACAACTCATCGAGTTTTCGTTGAATAATCTCTTCACTCTTTTGATTTATCCTTCCCGTTAAAGAAGCTGTTGCTGCTAATACAACTTTATTAATTTTATTTTGTGTTTCGGGAGAGCTAATAATATCAGATTTAATTTGCTTAGATAAATTATTTACTATTTCACTTTTCAATTTATCAAATCCAAAATCTCTAATAAATTTACTTGCAATGCGTTCAATAATATCATATTCATTTATTTCAACTTCGATTTTCATTAAGTCACATCCCTTCCAACCAACTTCCCATTTGGTTTTAAATTAACGAATTCCATTTTTCAGATAATTCAGATAAAATTTGCCAAGTAGCTTTAAATCCATTTCCGTCCTTAATATTGACTCCTATTTTTTTAGTTTTTTAACTAATAATGCTATAAATTGTTTGCGCTTAGTCCAGTTAATGATACTTTTATCATCCCATACTTCACGAGTCTGGTAATCCCGTTCTTTCCCATACATACTTTTAAGAGCATTTTCAAAATCATTTCTCTGAACACCAATGGATTGCATAAGTTTTTTTAATCTTTTTCGTCTTGCTGTCATAACTAATATATACCCTTTCCACTTCTAATTTTCTTAATACTTCTACGTTCACGAATTATCTTTGTTGGTCTAGTACCCATTTCAATTATATCAAGTATCTCTTTTTGGGAAATATCCATTCCTCTGTTTATGAATTTAGGTATGCGTGTGAGTATATTAAGAACATCCCTTGCTCTATCAGAATTGAATTCCAATTTATTACTTTCAATATGATCCCAATCAGTTACATTATGTATTGATATACCATCAAAATAGAACATGTTATGCAAAAAATCGAATTTAGCTACTTCAACTTCTGGATCACCAACATATTTAACAACAAATTGATATTTATCCATTGAAATTGCGTTCTTTGTAATAATTTCTGATTTGTCTTTGTTCTGTCTAAACCACTTGCGAAGCTTTTTAATTGCATTAACATTTCTACAAAATAAATCATAATCTTTTATTTCTCTATCATTCCAAATCGAATATAGGCAACCACCTGCAAAATACCAATTTTTTATATTGAAATATTCAATCGGAATAATTGAGTTTATATCAGATACCACTTTTGAAAGAGCTGTTTCTACTTTAGACTTTTTCACTTCAAAATCTTCTATTGACTGTCACCTTCTTTCATTAAATCATCATCCAAGTTGTATTATTAAAGTGGTTTCACACTTATGATTTTATCTACGCCAACTTCTAAGTGATCACTTAAATAATTCATTATCATTTCATCTGAATCTTTTGTAGACATTTTTGCTTCTGTAATATCGAAAAAAGAATCTATAGGTAAATCTATTATGTAAGTTGTTTCAGTTTTAACTTCTATCTTAACCATATACCATCCCATCAAACTCCCGTTTTATTTTATGATACAACACTGTATTTTTCATATACTGCAACATAATTAGGAATAACATCTCCAAACATGTCATATGCAACTAGTGATACAATACATTTTTGTTTTAGATATTCATTAATATTTTCTAGATCATCAGCTTTTATATTAGTTGAAAACTTATATCCAATTGGTGCAGACTCTTTACATTTTTTAAACGCTTCTGTGCATTGAAAATTTACATCATGTATTGCTTTATTTATTTCTTCAAAATTTCTTTGCATTTATATCTCCTTTTTTATTTTAAATCTATTCCACCCAACTTATTTGCCCACGCTTCAGCATAAAGCCAATAATAACTTTTGTTATGCTGTTTTCTATACTTCTTAAAACATCCTGCCCATATAATTGATGGTAAGCCAATCACCAATAAATATAGAAGCAAAAGTTTTTCAGATTGTATTCTGTGTCCGTACTCATGTTTAATAACATTGGATTTATAATAATTATCATCTGCAAATATGTACTTGCTGAATGTAACAGCTCCCCATTTTCCATTGACATGAACTACAAAAGCATCATTGTATTTATAGTATTCGCAATGGTTTAGTTTAACAAATATCCGAAAAAAGCTAAAACCTATAATATTCTGCGGAAATTCTAAAACGAATATATTATCACCTTATTCTCTAATAACATGTTCATTAAACATGACACCACATTTGGGACATTCTTTAAATACTGTAAATGAACAACCGTTTATTTTTGGATCATAATCTTCTATTTCTAGTAAATAGCCACAACTACCACAAACACTGCTTATTACAGTGAAACCTTTTGAATGAGATAAATCCATCCCTATAATTTGAATATCACTCACGCCATTTTTCCGTCTGTCATTTATTTATTTCCTTTCTAAAATTGTTATAAAATTGTACATTGATTTTAACTTAATTTACTATGCATTGTTTTAAATCCACTCGTATACTCAAAATCATTATTGTTATAGATTGTAACTTCATCATCACTCATTTCAATAAATCCAAGATTATATTTCTTAATTCTTTGTTTCATACTTTCTATTTGGCATTCTCCCCAATATGCATAAGGAAAAGTTGATTCTTTGCTTTTGCAATGTTTCTCACAAAACTTATCAAATTCACTCTTATTTATATTGCACCAACAAACAATTGAAAATTCCTTTATAATATTCCCTGTTTCATCATCTTTTTGATAATTAACATAATCAATAATCAAATCAAACTGAGGATGTGTTTTACTTCTATATATCATCCCTGTTTTAAACGGTATTTCTTTCAATTAAACCCTCTTTTCAAACCAATTCTTGCTTTTATGTTATTGTTCACTTAGCTTCATGTTATGCTCTTTGAGTAATAAATTTATAAAATAGAAAGGGATTGTAAATTTATTTTCAAATGGTGAATTATACTTTTCACTTATATCATTTCCATAGGTTGCTTCTAACTGCATATCATTTAATAATGACATTAACGATACATTTTTTATAGTTAAAATACCATCAGCTTTTCGAATAATACCTTCTCGTGTTTCAGATGTGATTTGAAAATCCGTCTTTGTAAATTCAAGTATATACATTTTATTTTTCCTTTCTTAAAATTAATTTATTTTTTTGTTCATTAAATCTGGCAATCTGGATATTTCAGAATTGGTGTAAGACTAATAATATTTTTATAATTTTCTATTATTACTTGATTTAAAATTTTGTTCCACATAACAATTTTGTCAGATGCAAAATTCATTATCTCTCCATAAAAAAAATATTGATTATATTTTGCTTCAAGTCTATAAATCCCATCTGGACTATGTGGAAACTCCACTTCATTCAATCTTTCACGTAATACTTCTAATACTGTATTAAAATATTCCTCCGCTGGCTTATATTTACACACAATATGTTCTAACTTGTATGTTTTTTGGCATGATTCTGCATACTCAATTGCTTTTTTTAACCGATATTCGTTCAACTATATACTCCTTTCTTCAAATGAAATTACTGTTTGTTGCTATTATTTATTACAACCCAATGTTTATTGTCGATTATTTCATAATCACTTATGTTCAATACGGAACACGAACCTGAAGTTACTTGAATAGGAGAAAACAAATCAACCATATGTTTACCACATTTTAAGCACTCAATAACTTCTGTTCCTATAAAACCCCTAAACTCTAACTCTCCACCGCAAGGACAAGATATATTATTATAATTTGATTCTCCACTTTGGGTATAATCCCACCCTAAAGAATCTAAACATTCCTTAATGTTCATAACTTTTAAATCAGTTACGTCTTGTAAATTTTTCTTCATATTTTTCTTCTTTCAATTCAAATCAATCTTTGCTTACAATTCAGTAAAATAATATCTTTTTCCTGTTAAATATTCATCTTTAATATCGATTATTTTAACCAGCTTATAGTTATCTTCCCAACCCAAAGCAATAGTATCGTTTACTTTTATACCATCGTTAAATTGTGGATAACTAAATCGTATTGAATTATCATTTCTATTAACCCATCCATCATCAGGGTGTGCAGCTTTAACATTATTTAATTTTAAATCATCAATCCAATCTTTTTCTTTATGTTTTTGTTCTGAAACAATACCATTCCACATATTAATTGCATTACAATTATTGCTTTGACATAAACCATCATTACTTTTATATTGATACATTTTAATCTCTTTTCTAAAATTATAATAAAATCAATGTTCGGTTATAATTTTTAATAATTACTTAACGCTAAAAGAAACTCATTTTTTACATCATCTCTAATTTCGTCAACACAATTGCTTATTGGTTTTTCCAAATAAAATGATACAGCACCGATTGAATTGCCATTTCTAATAAATATTTGTTGTTTACCATTAAAAATTACAGAATACACACCATATGTAACTCCATCGTTTGTAAATTCTTTTACAATATCTACTGAACTAATTCGTTTCAAAATCATTACCTTCTTTCTCCTTATCGCATAAAAGGATTATTTCATCACTACTTCATTTTTCTCCACGCTTTACTTATACACCATAAAATATCTTTAGGAGAGTCTTTTAATTTCCACTGAATATTAAATACAATCTTTTCAAATAAAGATAATTTACGACCAATTAAATCTTCAATTAAAATGATAGGATTTTGACGAAACAGTTTAATATAGTAGTCTTGAGTCTTTTCTTCTGTCATTACAATTCCTTCCTTAACACCAATTAAGTGATTTATTTTAATTTATTTTTATACTCATTTAACTTTTTATCATTTTCTTCTTTTGCCCAATGAGGAGAATATGATTCTAAATAAATATTAAGTCCATTATTTAGTACGATTTCACATATTGGAAAACTTGAATCGCCTACTGTACATTTAGCTATTGTAAAATTGTCGGAATCATATATATGATTTCTATGTAAGATTTCTTTTAATTCATCCAACCATTTCCTATGAAATCCCAAATCATCATAACTATAACAACCTTGATTTCCTAAAATTTTAAAACCATATAAATTATTATTAACCTCTATTTCTTCTTGTGTAAATTCAATCGAATCATATTTATTTCTAAACATTTTAATTTTCCTTTCTTAAAATAAGTAATTTATCTTTCTTGATTTATTTTTTTATCATTAATATATATTTAAATCGACTTTATTTGTTCAATACGCTTATTATAACACAAACCAGAACAATGTCAATAGAGTTTTCAAAATTAATTTATTTTTCTTAAGTTATGTAAGTTTTATGGGGATCAACCCCAAAAAACCTTCTTATATACATTATATTGTAATCTTTTATCAGTTGCAATTGTTAATAATTTATAACGTTGATTTGTTTCTGAACTCTCAATATTTTCACCAATTAAAACAGAATCTGTTATTTCTATGCCACTTTTTTCAATTTGATATAATCGATAAAACTCTCCTGACAATGTAACTGAACTTATATTTATATCAGTGTACCTCCCTGTGGCACTAAAATATAATTTTTTAAAAAATGATAAACTACACAACATAGATTTATACAACACACTTCCACCGACTGCAACCATGTTACCTTTGTTCAATTTTTTTATAAAATATGGACTGGAAATATTTGAAACAGATGTTTCGCCACGACCATTGTCTCTAACACCGTCATTATTAATTTGATAATTCTTAAAAGTTTCTAGAAAAGCTTTTGGTATTAATATATCTTGATTATCATAATATACAACACCCTTGAAAACATCTACGTCACTATTTTTTAATAACAATGCATCTTTAATCGGTATTCCCATCCAAATCAGAAAAAATATTATAGGTTCTTTATAACAATTTCCAAATTCATATACTGAATAGATTTTTTCCTTTAGGTACTCATCATCCTTTACGCAAGCATATGATAAATTTCTTTCAATGCTAACATCAAATGATTTGAATGTCCTCGCAGCGTTGATAATTGAGTCTGTTAATTTATTTGATATACACCAATCAATATAATCTCGCATAAAAGCAATTATTTGTCTAATGGAACTATAATCATACAAACCCAATTCAACAATTGTACCTAGCATTTCCGCTTTATTCATATCTGATATGTCTTTGTTTATTGATTTTTCCATTAAAGCACCGATTTGCTTAAAACGTCTGATTATATTTATTTTTGCTGTATTGTTTGAAAGAGTTTTAAAATATTCTTCTTTCCGTTCTGGATTATACAATTCTAATTCTGTTTTGTCCATTTGGAATATTTTATATATACTCATATTTATTCCTCCTTGTCTATTACATAATGCTGAAACATTTTTTTACTTACAGCTTTAATGTTTTTTGCATTTGCATAAGGTAAAGAAAAATCTTGGAAATCAATTTTTTTCAATATCTCAGATAATAAAGTTCTCCATTGAGTGTTACCTTTTAAATATTTACTTAAATAAATATAAAAATAAACGGCAGTATTAGATAAACCCCAATTCTTATTCTTCTGCTTTTTATCAAATACAGAAGATATATTGTATGGCAAATCATTTAAAAATTCAACAATCCAATCAGTGGTTTCCTTTTTAAATCTTATTATATCTTCTTCTGTGTATGTTTCTTTAATAGCTTTTGCAAGAATAGAAAACAAGAATGATCCAGAACCAGCAGTAATATTACGTTGAGATTTTACAATGCGGCAATCAGAAGATAAATTGCGATCATTCATAATCATTTGTATGATTGTATTTTCGGGAGTATTAGCATATGACTCTGCAACAGATTTCAAAAGAGGTCTTTTCTTTTCTTGTTGATTGATCGCCTCTTGTGCTTTCCAGAGTGGGAAATGCATAAAAGACACAGGAAAAGTGATGTCAAGTGTTGGATCATCATACATTGCTTGTTCGATAGCAATTGTTCTATGATTACCATCAATTACAAAAATATGACCGGAATAAATAGTAAGCTGCTTAGTATTTGGATCATATTCTATATTTTCGTTTCCATCAGCGTTTAAATTAAATTTTAATTCATCCGGATAATATTCTCTTTTTAACAAAGATTCTTTAATCTCACGAATTGAATTATTATTAAGTTTAATGTATTCATAAACGTCATTATTTTTTATACGTATTACAGTTTCCCGTTGAGCATTAACACTACGTTCTAGTATTTTTGATATTTGTAATTTATTTATTAATGAAATAGACATAGGAATCAAATAATGATCATCATTTAATATAGTCACATCATTAAATGTTAATGGAAATTCTAAATCTGTATTATTACTGATTATATTTTTAGATTCAATTATTTCTAACTCAGAAAAATAATTAGACACTGGAGGCATTCTATAATTAGTGGACAATTTTATATCCGTTAAATTTGTATATAGAACACATAAATAGGTATCACTTAAATTTTCAAGTGGTAAACTACCATTCCAAATTCTTATGAATTCAGATAATGTCATTTTTTTCTCTTGTTCAAGTTTCTGAGCTAAATAATTTTTGTCATGTATATGATTATATCCAATTTTTTCTTTTAATATTTCAATTACATTTTGTCTACTATCGTCTGTCATACCATAACCTCCATTTCATTTATGTTTATTATACATCAATATAAATTTTAAGTCAATATTGTTTTATTTTTTTGTATTTAACTCGGAAATGGAAATTGTATATTCCAAGCAACACCGACTTTTTTCAAGGTTGATGTATCTAAAACAGTAATTTTTTTACCAACTATATCGCTCATGTTAATTGATCGTGGTTGTTCAACCAAAGTGATACTATCTTTTGCTAGTCCACTTGGAGATGACTCAATTAATACATGCGTAGGCATATATCTAGCTTTATCTGTTTTAGATGTTAGAGGTATAACTACAATTGTAGGACTATGTTTGTTGCCTATGTTATTTTGCACAATAATCACAGGACGAATACCACCTTGAATACATCCATCTTCTTTTAAATTTGCGTAGAAAATGTCCCCAAATTTCGGTTTCATTTCCTCATTTTTTACATTAATAACAGTTTGATTTAACACAGATACCACTCTTCTCCTTTTCTAATTTTGTTGTTTTTGTTAATACTTACGTCTGTGTTATTAAGATAACATATATTCAAATATTTGTCAAGTGTTATTTTTAAATTAATTTATTTTTTTATTAACAATGGTTATTTTTGGTTAAATGTTCATTTAAAAACTTAATAATATGGTTCTAAAAAAACAAACTATCATCTAGTTTAATCAACAGATTCGACTATACCAGCATCTATTAGTTCATGAATAAAATAGTATTCATCTTTTTCTAATCGATGTCTATCTTCACAATATGAATCATCGTCTGTTTCTAAATAGCTCGTTTCTCTCCAAATAATTCCGTCTGAGTCAATGAATAAATCTCCAGTAGAGTCACACCAATCAGGGGAATCCATTATATATTCACCATCGTATACTTCAAATCCAAATTTCTTTAATTCAACAAGATTAATACCTTCTTTAATTCTAAACATGAAATTCCTTTCTTTATATATCATCAATGTGACGATTGATTGTATATTTACTCTATCATATTAAATTGTTTCTTTATTCGCTCGCCTTAAAATTATATATCGGTTTCAAAATCATCTGAATATCAACTGTATCTTTAATGTTTTCAATGATATTCTCGATAGGTTTATATGCCATAGGAGCTTCGTCCAATGTATCATTACAAACAGAAGTTGTATATATACCCGTCATGCTGTTTTGAAAATCTGCCATTGCTAATATTTCTTTTGCTTTTGTTCTACTCATTAACCGCCCTGCCCCGTGAGGTGCTGAATAGTTCCAATCTGCGTTGCCCTTACCAGTCCCTAATATACAACCATCTCTCATATTTATAGGAATAAGTAATTGCTGATTCTTGTGTGCAGAAATTGCACCCTTGCGAAGAATATTATCTTCAAAATTAATATAGTTATGAATAGTTTCAAATGAACTAATTGGCTCTAAATGTAAATGATTAAGAATAATCTCTGAAATAAAATTTCTATTCTCAGTTGCAAAGTTCTGACAAATTTGCATATCATTCAGATAATCATCTTTATATTTACCTGATAAATAACATAGATCTTTCGGTAGAAAAGGAAATGTATTTTGATAGCGTTTCTTAATATCTTTCAATATATTAGAGATTTCAGATTTTTTCCTGCTGCTTTATATTCTGTAATTATTGTTTCAATTTCTTCATGCATTTTATCTTTTCCACTACAAAGTCCAATCGCTAAATCTTGATAATGTGAAGCAACCTGATAACCTAAGTTTCGACTACCAGTGTGAATAATAAGATATTTATTTTCATTATCATCTACATCAATTTCAATAAAATGATTTCCCGACCCGAGCGTTCCTATACTGCGTTCTAATCTTTTAGTATCTTTTAAATCCCTATAACATTTTAAATGCTGCATTTGTTCAAAATTCACTAATTTACCTTCGTGAACATTTCTGCCATATGGAACATATTTTCTTATTACATCATCTAACTGAGATAAATCAATATCTTGTTTTCCCAATTGTATAGCAAGCATCCCACAACCGATGTCAACCCCAATTAAATTAGGACAAATATAATCTTTTACCGTTATAGTAAAACCGACTGTACAGCCCTTGCCAGCATGGACATCAGACATGATCCTTATTATACTATCTTTTACAAATTCCTGATTACACAGCTCTTTAATTTGATTAATTGCTTCGTCTTCAATTATGGTTGCAAAAACTTTAGCTGAATTATTACTACCTTCAATTATCATTATCTAACTCCTTTCATATCTACCAAATTTTAAACTATTACAGCTATTTCTAAAATTTCTTTTTGTTTTTACTAAAATATATTTTCACACATCACATAATATTATTTATACGCAATATAATTTGCCTTTTGGGTACACTGATAATTGATATTTGCCGTTTAATAATTTATATATTGAAACATAAAACTCGCCATATTTCCTGCTACACGATAAAGAATAGATATTTCCCATATAATTATCTGGCAATATCGGAGGAAAACCAGAACTATCAGGAGATCCCATATCATAATACCTAGAGATTTCTCCTTCCACTGTTGTGTAACATAAATTATCTATTTCACATTGAAATGATGCTAAAGTATTGTCGCTCATATTTTACCTCTTTCTTTTAATAAAATCACCATTTGGTAGAGTTATTTTAATTCTCCCTTTCAATAAGCAAAAATCACCATTTGGTTAGTGTATTACTCCGTCACTCTCTAGATATTTAATTAATTGTTCTGACTGATCTGCACCGTGCTCTAAAGAATCAATTAGATAATCAATGTTAAAATCCTCAAAAGCATTTTCTTTAAGCCAATCACGTACTAAATTATTGTTTTTAGTTGCAATAATATTATGTTTAGCAGCTTTTACAATTGCCTTTTTAATGTATATTGGCAATTTCATTTCTTACTCACCTCCTACTCTTTAGATCATTTACTACATTGAAATTTTGCCATAATCAACTCACTTTCATCTCACTAATTCTATGATAAATTTTAATCTGCTAATAACAAAGGACAGTCTTTTCTGCATCCATCATCTGGACAATGTGGACGTGCACCTAATGCTGCACAATAGAATTTCGATTTGCCACCTGAAGACATTTTACTAAAGCTTAACATACATTTTTTACATTTAGGTGTATTTTCAAAAGAACAATTAAAAATATATTTCATATAATTGATCCTACCCATTAAATATATTGATGCTACATCAAAATAATCAGCTAATAGATTGATTTCTGATAATGGCATTTTGCCTATATCACCATTAACATATCTTTTCATCCTTACTAATTTTATACCCGTATCTTGAGCTACATCTTTTACCGTTACATGTTTTTCTTCCATCAGTTTGGCAAATCTTTTTTGTATAGTTATGATATTTTCTTCAATAGTAGTCATTTTATTGTTCTTCTTTCTTTTATAATATAACAAGAAATTTATTACCTGATTGTTTCTTTAATATTATCAAAATAAATAATGGAAGAATTAATTAATCTAAAGAAGCTCCTATTCTTTTTCTAACTTCTATTTCTTCCTCTTCGCTCATTTTATACCAAGGTTTTTCAAACCATATATTTATTCCTTTATATTTTGGAAATTCACGTAATCCAAAGTTAAAACTTGAGCATATACCAAGTTTATAATCATAGCCTTCATCTTTCATTAATTTCATTGCTTCAATATCTCGTAAGATATCATCATTTATATGATATTTAAAATGTTTATCTATCCATGATTCACCATCAATTGAACTTTCATGTGAATACATTATTTCCTTTACTATTTTTTTCTGTCTTTCCTCATTATAATTATGAGTTTTCAAATCCAACTCATAAGCTCTATTAGCGGCTCTTATACTACTATTCATTTTATGATCAGCAAAAAATAATAAATAAATACCAATTAAAATAGCTCCAATAAATGCCATAACCAATCACACCTTTCTCAACACTTTATATTATATGATATTGACTGTCCGTTTTATGGGACTTTAACACTATTTTTTAATTTATTATATTATATATTATACAACATAACTACCAAATTTTACAATATTTTTATATAATGTTCTATGCTTCTTTGAACCTCCCCATGCCTAAAGGCAGGGGATTCCTGCTTCGCAGAGCCCATATTGTTTATTAACGGTTGATACATAATTTTTCTCCTTTCAAACAAAAGACTTGTTTTATTTGATGATCGTATAGCTATTAATAGATACTTCTCCGTCAAGTACATAATAATGTTCTTTATTTTCTTTTGATTGTATCCATATTTTACCGCCATTAGAGTTAATTTCATTTATTAACGAATTTAACTGTTTTTCAAGATTGCTATAAATCGCTTCATTATGAGCCATTGCAGAAATGTAATTATACATAGTTTATTTCCTTTCATAAAAAAGATTGTTTTATCTCATGTATGGTGCAATTATCAATAACCCAGCTATTTTTTCTTCTTTTGTAACACATTCAAAATTATCCATAAATTCCATTAGTTTATTTTCTGCTGTTTGCTTTATAACTGTATTTGATTTAATTAATAAATCGTATTTTGCATATTCAGAAACATTAATTGTTGTGGCTTTAATTTCTTCTACTATCTTTTTAATTTGTTCTATAGAATTAACATATTCTTTACACCAGTATAAAAATGTTTTAGGTAATGTTGTTGTATTCATAACTAACTTTCTTTCTGTTCTTTGTTTATGTTATCAAATGGACTTTTTATATTAACCTATACTTTTGCTTATGATTTTATTTTGCAATAATGCAATTGAATATATTTCTGAAGATTCATCGCTCGTATATTCATCTAAAAACTCTTTTAAATCTTGATCATTCAGATAACTAACTAACCAATCCTTTGGCACTTCAAAGAAAATAACTGTACAATTGTCGTTTTTATCATATGTGTCTACTTGTAGTGTAATTGTTTTCATAATTAATTCCTCACTCTCATAAATGTCTTATTCTATACTATTTTTATTTTTATATTATCTCAGCTATATTTGTTTTATTTTGCTATTAAATTAATATTAGTGATAATAAATAGCTTATTAAAATCTTCACGGCTTACAGATTTATCGTCACTACCATCATCATCCCCATACCACAAATCAATTTTATTATTTAATATTGAAGCAAAACCTGTTTTGTTTGTTTCGACTTCTTTAATCTCTACTTGAACAAAAGGATAATCTTTTTCATTGAATTGTTTCAATAATTGATAATTTGTTAATATGTTTTCTCCGTATTTTTTCATTTTTACACCCCTTTAAAAGCAATGGTTTATTTGATCGCCTTATAGTTGTTTTTTAATCTCTGTTCTTAATCTTTCTACTTCACTTGCCCAGTATGCTAAACCATGAAAATCAACACTACAGTCAGCATCATCTATTGTACTTTTAACTGCTTTTTTAGCATACTCTAATTTTGTAATTAATTCAGCCATTTTAATTCACCTCAACTTTAGTGGTTTGTATTCAGGCATAGGGATATTACATACAAATCTTGTCTAAAGATATTGTTTTTCTCATATTATTGAGTTTTCTTTGAAATAAAAATATCATTTTATAGTGT